ATACTAGTGTAAAGGTGAAACGTGATTCCTTTTCAATTGATATAAGTAAATAATATTATGCACGACGATTTTATATATGGTAAAGGATTTCACTGGTTCACTGGTGTCATCGAAGATATTAATGATCCCGAAGAGATGGGTCGTTATAAAGTAAGGTGTTTTGGTTATCATACAGAAAATAAACAGAATATCTCAACAGAAGACTTGCCTTGGGCACATGTAATGTTACCTATTACCTCTGCAAGTATGACTGGAATAGGTCAATCTGCAACTGGTATACTTCAAGGAAGTTGGGTAGTTGGATTCTTTCGAGATGGTACAAATGCACAAGATCCTCTTATTATAGGTTCTGTTCCATCTCGTGTAACTAGTGTTGCTAATGTAGAAGTTGGTTTCAATGACCCCAATGGCTTTTATCCAAGGGCATCTTATATAGCTGAAGATGTCGATACACCTCGTGCAGCTCGATCTAAATACAGTCAATCTCAACCTTATGTAACAAAGGAGGATATAAGGCAAGAAGAGATTGAAACTGCGATACCTCCGCGAGTTACTTCCATATCACCCGACAAAGATGATACCTATTATAATAGAAGTACTTGGGAGAATCGCAAACTTGAAGAGATTATTAATCCTGTCTATCCTGCGAATCATGTGCATGAGTCTGAGTCTGGTCATATAAAAGAGATTGATGATACTCCGAATTATGAGAGATTGTCTAACTTCCATACCTCTGGTACTTATGAAGAGATTGTATCTAACGGAGATAAGACCGTGACTGTTGTTGGCGATGAGTATGAGGTTACCTTTAAGAGTAAGAACATGTATATCAAAGGTAACGTGAACTTGACTGTTGATGGTGATATGAAAACTCTTGTCAAAGGGAATTACCATCTCGAAGTCGAAGGAGACAAAACAGAATATGTGAAAGGTACACGCACGAGTAAGATTGGTCAGAACGAATTAATCGAAATCGACCAAGAGCGTAGTATTAATGTAGCGGAGAATTTTACGTCACGCATAGGCGGTAATGAAATAAGGGATGTAGTGGTCGATAGCACAACCAACATCACTGGCAATCATAAACTTGCTATTATATTAAATTCTGATACTACAGTAAATGGTTCAAATAGCACTACAGCAATCGGCAATTTCACAATGACCGCAGGCGGTACTCTTACAGCAGTTTCTGATTCTACTATGAAACTTGACACAAATTCTGACATCGATATTGATGCACTGAATAATATTGTAATAACAACTCCATCTAATGTAGATATTGATGGTGCAAGAATTGACTTAAATTAATATGGCTATTAACTGTTCTAGTAACGCTAAGCTTGATGCTCTTAATGCGAAGAAAGATGCTCTGAATTCAAAGGTTGCGGAGATGCAATCTTTGGGAGCAGGTGCTATGGCAGATCTCAAAGCGAAGGCAGATGAGATGAAAGATGCTCTACTTGCTGCGGTTCCCAAGCCGCCCGCGATTCCGAATTTCAAAAAAGAACTTGATGGGTTAAAAGGCAAGGTGGGTAAAGAGCTTGCAGAAGCGAAGGCAGCATTTAAAGAACGGTGGGGCGATGCTCTACCTGATATCGATATAGATGGTCTTATGGATAAGGTGTCTGCGGCAAAGAGTTTAGTCGATAACTTTGAAGAAGATCTTAATGATTTCGTGAGCGGCGCTGTCAGTAATATTACGGGTGGTGTGCCGGAGTTCGATTTCTGTAAGGATGTACCCAATATCGACGCACCTAAGGTGAGTGCTGAAGGTAAAGTAGAAGAGGTTAAGATGAAGACTGAAGAACCAACTGTGGCTGCTGATATACCAGAGAAGGTCGCACCAGTTGTACCTACTGTTGTAGAGAAGGAGAAGCAGGTAAGCGAGTCAGGTCTAATCGAGAAATCTTTTTCAGAGTTGCTCGATGATCTAGCACCTTATAGGAAAGAGATTGATGAGCTGATTGCACCATTCTTACCTGCAATAAAAAAATACGCTAAAAGCGAAAAGAAAATGGCGCTTAATAAAAAATACAAAAAGCTCAAGGAGAAAATTGCAAAGGCAAATCTAAAGGAAAGTGAGTATTATAACTCTGTTGCTTCGAGTGCTGAAAAGGAACTGATTGAGGAAAAGTGGCAATATTACAACGACGGGAAGACGGCATTCTATAATAAAAAGCTTATCTTTCATTACTATACAATGCACATACAAGGTATGCAAGTTGGTATAGATGCAATGGAATTTCTGGCGGCGCAGCAGGAAGCTGATCCAAATGCAGAAGGACACGTGATGCATTACAACAGAATTACATTTAATAACGGTGTTGTGACAATCACCCCTGCGATTGTAGATGGTATGAAATGGTGGCCCAAGGTGAAAGAAATAAATTCACGATACGTAGATGCAGTCGAGGCTTTTAATAATTACAAACACTAGTAGTCATGATGGAGTATTAGTTGGTTATGCCAAGATCCAGCTTAAACATGAAGCTATTATAGATGATTTAAGAAAGTATAAGGCTTGATATGTTAGGTAAATTCTTATAAATAGATTATATGTCAAATGTACTCTCAGATTATAATAAAGATAGATCATCGAATGTGTCTAAGAGGGGATTATATTCAGATCTACCTATAAACTTTAAAGATGTACATCCTAACTATAAAGATATAATTGCATTAAAGGATATTGATGCTGTAAAACAATCTGTTCAAAATCTGATTCTCACAAATCGTGGAGAAAGACCTTTTCAACCAAAGGTAGGTTCTAATATCACGAGACTACTTTTCGAGCCTGCGGATGTATTCACAGCATCTGCTATTAAATCAGAAATAATTACAGTATTAAAAAGATATGAACCAAGAGTCACAGATATAACTGTTCAAGTTTTTGATAATTCTGATAGGAATGCATATAATATAATAATTGGATTTAGAGTTATTTTCTCAGAAATTCCCCAAGAAATTAATTTTTATTTAGAGAGATTAAGATAATAAATGAAACAGCTTAACGTAACAGAGTTAGATTTTGATCAGATTAAAAATAATCTGATAACATATTTTAAACAACACGAATCGGGTGCATATGAAGACTGGGATTTCGAAGGTTCAGGCTTGAATCAGATGCTAGATGTCCTTGCATATAATACACACTATAATGCTATTCTAGCACATAATTCTTTGAATGAATCATTCATTGATTCGGCTCAGATAAGATCTAATGTTGTATCACGTGCTAAACTATTGGGTTATACACCACGTAGTCGCACAGCATCGAGAGCAACGCTGGCACTTTCTTTTCCAAGTTCAATCAATGAAGGGAGAGAATCTTATACACTTATATCTGGTGCCAAATTTACAACGGTTCTAAATGATATAACATATACATTTATCACGGTTGAAGATTATACAGCTCAGCTTGATATAGTAAATGATGTATATTCTTTCCCAAATGTAGAAATCTATCAAGGTAGAATTAAGCATAACAAATATGTTGTTGATGATATTAATTTAAGTCAGAAATTTGAGATTGATGATGATACCATTGATATTTCAAATCTTGATGTAAATATATATGAAAATGCAAGGAGTAATTCATTTCAAGCTTACACACCTTTCAATGAAATTGGTGGAGTGACAGGAGATTCTAATATATATTTTATAACTGAAAATTATTCTGGGAATTATGAAGTTTCTTTTGGAGATAATGTTTTTGGCAAGAAACCTGATAGATTAAATATTATCGATTTCAAATATATTAGCACACTTGGTTCAGAAGCAAATGGTGCTACCATATTCGAATGGAAAGGCTCAGGTATTTCTCCTAATATTACACTAATATCTAAATCTTCTGAGGGCGCTGAAAAAGAGGGTGTTGAATCTATTCGATTTAATGCACCACTTTCCTTTGTTGCTCAGAATAGAACTGTAACAATTGATGATTATAAATCAATTATTTCTCAGAATATTACAGGTATTCAAACACTTTCTATCTGGGGTGGACAGGATAACAATCCGCCAGAATTTGGAAAAGTATTCATCAGTGGTAAACCTGTCGATGGTGAAACATTAAGTGTTCAACAGAAGGACTCGATTGAATCTCTGTTGAAAGATAAAAAGATTATCGCCATCTTACCTAAGATAGTTGATCCAGAATATACATACTTATATTTTGATGTTTTATTTAAATATGATTCTAATAGAACTAGTTTATCTCGAGGTCAACTTGAGACAAAGGTTCGTGGTGTGATTGAAGATTATAATATAAATCAACTACAACAATTTGATAATATTTTTAGATATTCACAATTACTTTCTCTGGTTGATAATTCTGATTTTTCTATTTTAAATTCCTTTGTTCGTGTATTCATATATAAAGCACTTAATATAACCTATGGTAACTTGACACCAGTTGAATTAAATTTTGATATGGAACTTTATGGAGATATTGACGAAGAAGAATCTATTATCAGTTCTGATTCTTGGATATTTGGTGGTGTAACATATAAACTTGCAGATGAAATTAAGAACGGTTCTATAAATGAGAGAAACATCTTTGCATACAGAGAAACTAGTTCGGGAGAAAGAATAAAGGTATATAAATCAATTGGTACAATATTCATGAAAGAGGGTATTGTA